TGGCGGGATCTTCGATCTGTTTTATTACGTCAGCGAACAATTCAAAATGTTGACGTGTCATTGTAACCTCATCCAGCTCGCCCTCGTTCTTTTCGATGCTTTTGGCAATGTCGTGTGCTTTCTTGATTGTGGATTTTTTAAGTGGTGGAGTGTCGCCTGTGCTTTTCATGGCCTGTGCCATTCCGATGGCATAAGGATTTTTTGCCTTTTCATCCACCGTACCATTGGTCTTGGCAACACTGGAGATCGCATCCTTGACGTCCACGTTGGGATCGTTTTCTTGGATTTGTTTAAGTCTAGATAAGATATCAATCATTTCCATAAAATTATTTTCCTGCGGGGTTTGGGTTGCCTTTTAATGGTTTGATCGGTGATCCAGAATTTTTCTTGTCACCTTCATTCTTCTGAACTTCCTGCTCCACTTTGGGTTTTGCAGCAAATTCTATTTCTTTTCTGGCTTTTAATAATTCTTTCAATAAACTTTGATTGGCCTTGTCACCATACACCTCGTCCGCTTTCACTTTTGGAGCATCTTTGTATTCAATGTCTTGCAAGATGGATTTGAATTCTGATTTTTTTTCAGCTTTCGCCTTCATTTCTTCTTGATACTCTTCTGTGGGCTCGCCGGGCTTTCTCACAACGATTTGATTGGCATGCAATCTCATGCTGTCGGCAATCAATGTTCTCATCTCGAACACTGATGCTGGATACATTGTGGTCAATTCAAATATTGTCACTGCTTGATTTTTTAAATTTGGAAAATCCAATGGCACCTCTTGTATGGGAGTTTTTTTGCCCTTTGACAAATTTTTAACTTCGTATTTCCTTAATGCAGCTTCTAATTTAGAGCCAAAATCTTCGCTTAGATCACCAGCTACTTTGATTTTGTAGCTGTATTCTTTGGTTGATTCTGCTAGATATTGTTTAAAGTTTGTCATAATCTAGTATTTAGTCTTTTTTAAGCAGTTTCTTCATCAACTCATTGCGGTCGCTAATGATCATACCTTCGCTTTCAACCGGTTCATTGATGTCGTCCGAGCCGATTTTGTCGATTTTAAGTTTTTTTAGCTGTAGTTCTACCATATGTAACTTTTTGTCAATTTTTTGTGATTTTGCGTCTATGGCGTTGCGCAACATGGAGCTGGCGACCTCAAAAATACGTCCCGAATATCTGCTGTCCACGTTCATGCCCAGGTCCATGAGATTCTTGTAGCTCTCTTCGGCTTCCATGGCCAGTTTGTCCAGTTCCAGATCACTTAGTTCTCCCAATCCCTTGACCTGTGGCAGTGCCGCCGCTATCTTGTCGAACTCTTGATAGGTTTTTTCCAGTGCCTTGGCGGTTTGTGGATCCACATTTTTGGGTATGGCTCTATCTTTGTCATCTCTAGATTTCTCCTTGGCATCCACTTTGGCGAATGCCTCCTTGACGTTTGGTAAATTGAGTATGTCTTCCAGTTTGCGAGTCATCGTAGATATTTACTTGCGTTTGCCCTGATGGAACAATTGTTCTTCGCTCAGCACTCGGAAAGTGATTCTATTCTGTCGAGCATATGCAGTGGCAGCCTCCCATTTGGCCCTGTTGATGACCACTTGTGTTTGTCGGCCAGTGCTTTTACCAGCTCGTTCCATAGAGGCCTGGTTCATGGGCTTTACCTCAATTAATTCTGCATGTTTACTGCCATTCTTGTCCACATATACTATGAAAAAATCTGGCACATAGATCGTATATTTGCCTGTAAGCGGATGTCGATAAGGTATCTTGATAGACTCGCTGGCCCATTGATAAACATTTGGGTGCTCATCACACAATCGCATGAAAGAATGTTCCCAACCACTCCTATAGGTTGGAGATTTTGTTCCCACATACTTGGCAGGATTTTTCATTACGAATTTGCCTCTAGCGAATTTCATTTATGCTTTGATGTTTCTAGATACAATATCTCTGCTGCTTCTACTATTTCTCACACCCAGTCGACTGCTCTTGTATCTATTGGTGTTGAGGACCACAGTGAGCAGTTCATTCAATTGGGCCGGATCTGCTTTGGTTAGGATATCTAAAATTTGCCCCACGGGGACGGAATCTATCTTGGCCTGTCGTAAGATAACATAAGCGGTCTCTTCTGCTGGTTGTCGATCAAATCCTCTCCTAACAAAAAAAGACACAGTGGTGTCATAATCGTTGGCACTGAATTGAAACGGTTCCACATATTGTGTTTGAATGAGATCGTCTATGGTTTTCTGCAATCTATCTTTTTCTTTCTGTGGTAGATTGGTGTAAAATTCTGACATTACAATCCTGCTCTTTCTGCAACAATTGCCACTTCGTTGCCTGCTCGATTAATTTTTATAAAACCATCACTGACCAATTTCGCGGTATCAGTTAATGCTCTGCTTCTATATATTTTTTTGACATCATTGGTCGCCGCTGTATATTCTACTTCGCTTTGGCTGATAGTTAGACCTTTTCTTGATCCGACCAGTTTATAATAAATTCCTGCTGCCACTTTATCTCTCGCAACCAAATTACTTTCAACAAGATTAAAAGATTCTGTGGGCGAAAGGTACAGTTGAGTATTGAGAACCGGAGTTGAAATCACCGTGTTGTTTGGATTTCCTCCACTGCCTAAACTTTTTGATCCCGCCAACGCTGCGGCAGCGACACCGGCCACGGCCACGGTGCCAATAGAAAAGTTGCCCACAGGATTGGTTACTGTTCCGGCCTGACGACCGATGTCGATCACTCCCTCTTTCACTATGCCTTTCAATTCTTCCTTCACCGCTTGTTTGGCTTTGATTTTTTTGGCATTGTTGTAGGTGTTTATGGCTCCCAGCACTGCCCCGAAGTAGTTGCCCTGTCTAACGTTACCTATCACAGATCCAATGCCATCCACGATCCCACCGGGTCCGAATATAGATGTCGTTCCCCGTCCCAACACACTCAGAGGAGAAGGTTCTTTGTCGTAGTGAAGAGTTGCGAACCCCGGCACAGATACCCCATCGACTCTACCTGCCGTGTATATCACGGTCTCGTAAAAGAGTTGCATGGTATTAGTCATCAGTCCCTGACCATCTGTTTGATCAAGATTATCGTGGCTAAAAGAACCAATGATTGGATTGACCAAAGTGAATCCCGTGAAAGTTTTTTTATGCAATACAAATATTTGAACTGTTTTCAAGAAAGGCTTGCCTCTTTTTTGTGCATTGTCCATTCCGAACTGCGTGACCACTTTTCTATTTTTGTCATGATACATGTCATCTTTGGCAATGTCCACTATCCCTGTGCTGGTGACAGATTGAGAATCCGCGATGTTATATTCGTAATAGGCCTTCCAAAAAGCGTTCACAGTGTCAGCGTGATCATCATGGAAAACGATGTTGACAGGATTGTATTTTATTCTCGTGCCCACGTAGACTTTTTTATTGTATTGTAGTCTCTCTTCCAGATTCATGTCATATTTGGGCAACTCACATGATTTGACCAACATGTTAAGTTCTAAACGTTCATTATTGGTGAAGGGCTTAGCGGGTATGGTGTTATCGATGGTGAATACCACGTGAAATAAAAATTTTTGTTTGGGAAGTAATTTAAAATTATCGTCTATGTATAATCTACTGGCGTGTTGAAAGTCCTTCATTCCTGGAAGACCATCACTGAATCCTTTTAAGAAATTATTAATGCTTGGCATACTCTATATTTATAGTCACAAAAAAAGCGCCATTACAGGCGCTTCTTTTGCTATAAACGAAATGTAAAATTATATACCGCCGCCTGTTGATAGAGAACCAATGGTTCTTGTTACCTTTGAGCCGATTCCTGTACCTTGCGGAGTTTGTACTGCGTTGTCGTATCTAATGCTAAGTGTGATAGTTACCGGATCGCTGGTGTTGTAAGCCAATGTGTTGTAGTTCACTGATTCAACATAAGAGCCATAAAGTTCCCAAGTTTCTAGTATGCCAGGTTTTGAAGAACCATTACCACCATCTAGCATTTCAATTCTAGATGAGAATTTGTAATCGATACCAGAAGCTGCAGAAGATTGTTCAAAGAAATCGAATTGTTTCTGGATCTGTTCTCCTACCAATTTAGAAACTGAATTGTTAACGTCATCTCTCAATGTTAATGTGATTGGTTCCCAAGTATGTTTACCAGCTGCATAAACTTTGGAGTTGTAAACATCCAGAGTGACAGTGTCAAAAGTTAAGTTTGGTCTTGTCACATCCATTACTTGTTTTGTGATTTCTGATCTTGGAGTGGACACACCAAAGTTCTCAAGGATCACCCTAAAACGATATTGAAGTTTTGGCATCAACAAACCTTGTGACGATGAACTTTGATCGTTTGCTAAAGGTACTGTAAATTTACTTAAAGTTGAAATTGCCATATTATACTCCTAGTTTCGCTATTTCGCCTGTGTTTTTAATTCTCAACGGTATGTAGATAAACTCTACTGATTTCACAGGTTCAATCGCTATGTCTACATATAGTTCGTTTCTGTCTATTCTAAGAGCAGTGTTGTTGGTTTCGTCACACACCACTAAGAAGTCATATAAGCCTCTCTGACCCACTAGTTCTAACAAGAATGATTCTATAGCTGATTTGATTTCATTCCTTGTTAAAGTATCGTTAGGTTCAAAGATAAACGGTTTAGCTATTTTGTCTAATTGTGTTCTTAGATAAACAGTCAATCTTGCAACGTTAATTCTATCTAGAGCTGAACTTCCTGAGGCTTTGGTTAAGTTACCAAAGTTAACAATACCAGTTCCTGAGAAGAATGTGATTGGATTGATTTTAGCAGTATGCATGCTGTCTCTCACTGATTCAGTCAATGACACTGTCTGAAATTCTCCTGTTTTGGAATCAATGTATCCTACACTAGTAGCATTGTCAACGATACCTCTTCTTGTACCAGCTGGTGCAAACCATGGCTCTGCCACGTTGTCATTATTAGCCAATACTCTCAAGATCATGTGACTTGGGGGCACCACGATAGTTTTTCCTGTGTTGTTTGTAGTTCTTCCCGATGGATAAAACACTCCCATGTATTCGCTGGAAGTAACCAAACCATCTTCACCGTTGTCTGCGGCCTTTGCAGAGTTGTTCGCCCAATTTGTGATTGCTGTTGCTGTGCTGTCCAATCTAAATGGAGTATCTCCAATAACAAAAGCTGTGTAGTTTCTGTCAGCATTTAGGTTCACCATTTCAGCGATCACTTCTGGGTATCCAGGACAAGCAATGATGTTGAAACCTCTTTGGTCTTCTCTGATTGCTTGGTTGGTGCTGATTTCTGATTTCAATTGCTGCACGATTACTTTTCTCACAGCTTTTCTACCAAATGTGCCTGAACCATCAGCATTGTTAGCATTTTTGGTCACCCATCGGTCTTGGTAATATGTGGCCACGCTCTCGTTGCTGTATCTTATGTTACCTTTGCCGCTAGATCCAGATCCTGGATATTTGGCAGTGGTAATATAATCGTCTTTGTATTCTTTTACGTTGTAGCCAGATCTTCTGGTGTTCCATAACAGCATACCTTTTGGAAATAGAGCTGGGTCCGGAGCATCTGGGTCTAAGAAGTTGTCAGTTAGAAGATCTTTGATACTGGCAGCATCGCCGGTTCCGCCCTCTGAATCTGAATCTGTTCTTGTTGAAGCTTTGTTCCATCTTGCATCAGCAAATAGGATACCGCTCTCTGTGGTTTGATCAGTTTTGTCAATCAACACAAAATCTGCACCATCGGTTAATGTGGTATCATATCTATAAAGTTTTGGATAGTTTTCTAAATCACTCGAGTCGATCCATAGGTCACCGTTCACCAATGCAGTGCCGTCTGACTGTGTGGTAGGTTTGGTTGCTGTGATTTGAGGACCATTAGGATCAGAAGTTGTTAAACTTACTCCATTCAATGTTCCATTTCTATAACCAACCCATGTGGTGCCGTTGTGTATAAGGATGTCTGCGTCGTTATTAGTGTTGTACCATAAAGTACCATCTGCTGGTTCGTTGCTAGGAGCAGTTACTGAAGCTGTGTAGCTCAAACGTTTCCAGTTAGAAGCCATCACTGTGGCAGGGCCTGTGGAATCTTCTGTGGCACCTGCTGGCACGTCATACAAATTGTCTACCAATGTAGAAGAATTTGCAGTGTATGTTCCATAGCTGTGAGCAGCCGAAGTACCAAGTCCGGCATCAGCTAGAGCTGTGCCTGAATCCACGTCAAACATTCTAAATTCACCACCCTTGTTGTGTGTGATTCTTATGTAATCATCTGTGGTGATTTCTGCTACGATGTTCGTAAATCCAGCACCATTGATAGCGGCAACAAAATCTGTGTTCGCTGTGCCACCCAGTGTCACTGTTTCTGATTGCTCTTCTAGAGCAGCTTGACCCACTAGTGATTCAGCAATCTTGATTGAATGTCCTGCTGTGAAAGTCGCTCCTGCAGTTTTAGATGTGATAATAGTTTTTCCACCTTCATATCTGAATACTTGGAAATCTCCTAGATTATCTGTGGAGTCGAATGCACCAAGTATTGATTGCTCAGTCACGTTGTACTGGGTGTAAAGTGTTCCTGCTGTGATTCCGCTACCGCCATTCACAGGATCTATACCATAGATCGCTGCATGGTTGTTGGCATAGAAAGGAGCATCAACTACTGAAAATGATTTGGCGCTAGAATTATATATTTTTACAGAAATGTCAGCACCAGCATTTGGTGTTGTGGTTTTGAACCACACAGAACCTGTTGGTCTATTTTCTTCTGCAGTTTTCCACAATGGTCTATTGATGTGAGAAGCTTGTAAAAATTTTGCATTTGCACCGATAGCAGTTTTCCATGCCGCACTGCCCACTTGCACCCAAGTGTTAGAACTTGTTTTGAGATAAATTTTATTTGTGACATGAGTGGTATTGATAGCATAAGAACCAAGAGTGCCAATCGATGTTAATGGAGCGCCTGTAGACACACCACCCACTAGATCATCTACCGATGTGATATAGATAGGAGTGATTGTGGTGAATGTCTGATCTGTTGCTGACCATTCAAAAATACCCGGCACTGTGGAATTTATATCTAACCAGTAAGTACCGTTGGTCGGTTCTGCTGCAGGAGCAGTTGCTGAGCTCACTAGTTGACCTAGATCAACATTGGCTCTCAGTACGAATGCCCTGCCGGCGATACCTAAGAATGAGTATGCTGCTTGTAAACCATATTCATTTAACTCATAACCATTCAATGAATTGTTTCCTGAATCTGTATAGAATTTTGGATCTCCAAAAGTCTCAGTTAATTCTCTCTGCGAAGAGATCAAAAATACTGTGTTTGCATTGGCAGTTTTGGTGCCTGGTGCTACGGATGTACCTGCTCCGTTAGTTTTGTCCTGAGCAGTTGCTACAATTATTAAAGGGGTAGAGCCCGCGTCTGATGGTACGTAGAAACTTTCGTTTATTATTGTGACTTCTACGCCTGGTGATGTTAATGCCATTCTTAGTTCTCCTTGCAAGTATAACTAGACTTATTTATTTTTCCGCACGGTTTTTTCGGCGTTATCTTGACATTTTTGGTGCCTATATAGGTTACGTAAATAACACTATGAAAAGACCCCTGTGTAAAACTTGTAGGAATAAACCCAGAGCCTATGGCTATCGCAAAGGAGCCAAAATCTATTGGCGCAGTCAATGTGATACCTGCATACGCAAGCAAAAGAACTTAAAAGTCAACGGTCCTGCTCGTTGGTTCCTGTCTGGATATCGTAAGAAAGCTCGCTGTGAATTATGCGGATTCAAATCAGTGAATGACCAGCAAATGGATGTGTTTCATGTTGATGGCAATAGAAATAACACAAGTGTATATAATTTAAAGACCATCTGTGCCAACTGTCAAAGATTAAAAAGCACCCAAGATTTAGGATGGTCTATTGGTGATTTAGAAGTAGATGATTAATCATATGATCCACCTGTATTTTCAAATCTACTAGGCTGCCAGAGTTGTCTATCTCATAATCAAATGTTTGTCCAATCCAATCCCACTCACTTTGATGCACTGTTTTTCCTTGCATTTCTTCCTTTGAGGGTATGGGTCCTCTTCTAACCAGCACGACCTTGCCCTTTAATGCTTTGATAGTTTTTATTTCGTTTACAAATCTTGTGTCGCTGAGCACTATTTTTCCTCCATTGTAGCGAGCAATAAATGAATCGATCCAAATACTGTCATGAAAATGCCCTCGCATGACTTCTGTACCCCAATATTGTAAAATGTAACGAGGCGTCACTGGTTTGTCAAGTTTGTCGCTCCAGTAAGGATCAATTCTTTCCCTCCACATGCGACTCTCTTGTGTGGCTCCTTCCAGCAATGCCCTATCCCAACCAAATATCACACTCACAGCATCTTTTAATGATTTCGCAAAACTGTCTCTCTCGAATCCGTGATTATTAACCAAGCATTCTGCCACAGTATCTTTACCAGATCCTATCAATCCTACCAATCCTATCAGCATGTAATTATATTACAGTTTTTTTATTCTTTTTGCAATCTCTTGTTTGACTTTTTTTACGGTCTTTAATATTTGCTCTCGCATTGCGGATTGGTCAGCCACGTGACTCATATTTTCCAATGCGGTAACTAGATCTTCTAGCTCTTGAAAGGATAGATCTCGAATTTTTTTAATGCCTGTGTTAGCCATAATCAGGTTTATTTAATCTGCAGTTTTAAAGAATTAAAAGATAATAAAAAGAATTAACCGATAATAAAACTGGTTGGATTGCTGCCATCCATGTTGAGAACAATTTCTTGATCCAATTTTTCCATCATGGCCATGCCGTCTTGTTTCAGAGCTTCACCATTGAGGGTGGTTCCTCCCTGTGGTCCATTGATGGTTCCAAATTTGCTTCTTGCTTCTCCCAGCATCACTTTGCTGACTGCCAACGTGTAATCTCTAAGCCATGGTTTTATGTAGATATCGTTCAACAACACTATGTCTGGTCTAAAATTGTCAGTGTGCAATATCACTCTCTCGGTGTCTATCCTAGGACGTTGTGTGATGGTCAAAGTCTTTGTTGAATTATCATAATGGAACTGTATAAAGGAACCAAACATCTTGCCCACCAATTCTTGATATGATGCAAAAGCAAAGTAAGTGGCCAATCCGCCCGTGGCACCCGCCCTCAAAAGATAGGTATTGGTGTAGGCCAGATTGAAAGGTTCGAATAGTGTTCCTCCCTGTCCGTCTCCTCGAGATCCCACTGTGGCTCTACCGATCTCTCTGACATTGATGATCTCGTTTGGTAAGATATATTTGTTTTGATTTTCTTTGAGATCCAAAAATGCATAGCTTTCTTCCACCGAGTTGTTAGATCTCTGTCTAAATCTGTTTATGGCTCTTTCCAGTGCAATTTGATAGTGTTTTGGGTCTAATTCTACCTCGATCATACCATCGCCCAGCATGGTTTTCACATAATCAAATACTTGTTGTTGTGCTGTTTGTAACTCTGACATATGGATATTTATGGCTAGATCCTTTTCCATAAATATGGTTAGTATGCCACGTTTATCAATATACAAGCCAGAAAAAGGCAACGATTATAAGTTTTTTGATCGCAATATAAATGAGATGTTCCAGGTAGGTGGAACCGACATTTTCCTGCACAAATATATAGGAATATACGATCAGGGAGAGGAAGGTACCAAGGATGGTGATGCCAGCCCCTCACAACCGCATTATACCGGTGACAGCTTGAATGATAGAACCATACAAGATCTGTTATTTTTAGAGAACAGAGACAGAAAATACGACAAAGACGTGTATGTTATCAGGGGCATCTATAATGTGCAAGACATAGATTTCAATCTCAGCCAATTCGGCATGTTCCTACAAAACGACACACTATTCTTAACAGTGCATCTCAATGATGTTGTGGATAGATTAGGAAGAAAACCCATGAGTGGAGATGTGGTGGAATTCCCTCATTTAAAAGATGATTACAGTTTGGATGCCAGCATACCCATTGCTCTAAAAAGATTTTATGTCATTGAAGATGTGAATAGATCTGCAGAGGGGTTTTCGCCTACGTATTGGCCACATCTATTGAGATTAAAATTAAAAACGCTGGTGGATAGCCAAGAATTCCGCGATATAATAGGAGATGCTACCACGGCTGGATCTCTTGCCAGCTACATGAGCACCTATAACAAAGAGAGAGAAATTAATGACGCAATCATTAATCAGGCAGAAGCGGATGCTCCCAAATCAGGATTCAATTACAAACAATTTTATGTTACACCCATCGACGAGCGGGGCAATATTAGGATAGATGGTGTAAATGACCAGGTACAGACCATATCCAGCGACAAGACCATTAATGCAGTTATTGATTCACCGGCCAGCAGCCATTATGGATTCTACTACAATGGAGACGGCATACCACCCAATGGTTATGTAGCGGGAGCGGGAACCAGTTTCCCAACATCAAATGTCAACAAGGGTGATTATTTCTTGAGATTAGATTTTCTACCCAATAGATTATTTCGTTTTGATGGAGTGAGATGGCTCAAAGTTGTAGACAGTGTGAGATTAACCACTACCAATACCA